GATTATGACAGTAAATATGATAGAGCTAGGGATTTTAAGTGTTATGTTGCTGGTGGTAAAGTTTGGTTTATACTTGTGTATGAAAGAAATAAAAAAAATGACAAAGCTAATCATTACACACGTAATTGGTTACCTTTTAATCGAGGATGGGGTGGGTATAAATTGTCTGAAGAAATAGTTAAAAAACCTAAAGATTTTGATAAGATGATAGAATACGCTGAAAGAATAGCTAGTAAAATAAATTGTTTTTTACGATTAGATTTTTATATGACTAAAAGAGGTCCAGTGTTTGGGGAATTTACAATACATCCAAATTCTGGGAGATATATTAACGAAGGTGCTATTGCGTTAGCACAACTTATGGAATTATTCCCAGATAATTAATTAATTTTGTTACTAAGATTATAAAGCAAATAACAATTTCCAAGGTTAACTAACACACTTAGAAGTAAGACTACTGCTAGATATATTAAAAATAGTTTCATAGGGTGAGTATATCCACCTAAAAGACTGTTTACAAAGTTTTTCATTTCATTTTTACCTTTTTCTTCTATGGTTTCTCCTTTACTCATTGTAATTAGTTTATATAAAAAATAATGTATATTTACGAGTATGGTAAGAAAGAGAAAGAAGAAGAAGGTAGAATTAGTACAAAGAAAAAATTTAAATCCTTTCGCAGATTTTATAACCATTAAAAAAGTTGAAGTAAAGAAAAAAGAATATATTTCAAATTTTTTTGAAAGAAATGAACCTAAAAATTTACTCGAAATAGTTGGAAATAGCACTAGTATAATATCTTTAAAAAAATGGTTCAGGTCTATTATAGAGGGAGAAGAAGTTCCTCCTTTTTGTTACATATTTGGAGAACATGGTGTTGGAAAAACAATTTCTGTTAAATTAATATTTAAATCTTTTGATTACGAAATAGTAGAATACAATGAAACTTGTACTTTAGATAAAAAAAAAATAGTAGCACAGATTGAAAAGATTTCTCAAAATAATGGTATTAATAAATTGTTTCAAACAAGTAAAAAAAAAGGAATTGTTATAGATTGTGTAGAGAAAGTTTTAGGAGAAACTGATAAGAATTTGAAAAAAATAATGAATTGTAAAAAACTTCCTATAATTTTAATTTCTAATCAGAAAACAATTAATAGTAAAAATGTTTTTAAAAAATATTCTCATTGTATTCGTTACAGAAATCCTTGGCCTAATGAATTAAAAGAATTGAGTAATAGAATTATTAAAAATGAAAATATTAAGATAACAAAAAAGAGCATTGAATATATCATCAAAAAATGTAAAGGAGACGTGAGATATTTTTTGAACATTATGAAAATGTCTAAGACAAATGGTGGAGATAAGATTAAAATTAAAGAAGCCAAAAAAATAATAGCTTTTATGGAACGGGATAATTTTTTTGAAACAAAAGAAGTGATTCATAATATTTTTAACAAAAACTGTAAATTAAACAACAATGATATATACAAACAATGTGAAACAGATACTCTTTTACTAACTTTTTCGTTACAAGAAAATTATCCAAAATTTTATAATTTTGAAGATGTTTGTGAAATATCTGAATCAATAAGTGACGGAGATATTTTTAGAAGCTATATGTTTAATAACCAATGTTGGGATATGTATAATTATACAGTAAACAGTAATTTTTCTTTGGCTAATCGTCTTTCAAATAAATCAAAATGGAATGAAAATAGTAAATTAAAACAAAGTCAATACATAACTAGTAGGTGGCCTATTGTAAATAATGAAAATAAGAAAAAAGAATGGTTTGATAGAACTTTTGTAAAATTAAGCGTAAATGAAATATCTATGTTTGTACATAAAATACTCATTCCACAATTAATAATAAAAAAAGATATTTCATTGGAAATAGTAGAGAAGTGTAAACATTTAGGACTAGATTATGTATCAATTATTAAATTTTATACAATTTCTTTAAAAAAAATTAAGAATTTAACTAAAAAGACAAAAGAAAAACTAAAAAATATATTTCAAGAATAATATATTTCAAGAATAATATATTTAGTATTGTTAATGGAAGAAGAAATATTTGTAGATAATAGGATTATAGAAGAAAAAATTACTGAAAAATACCGTGGAATTATGAGGAATATGAAAAATAAATATAAAGGTGATGCAATAACATTAAAATCTCCCGAAAGTAGGATAATGTTAGAAATATTAAGATTTCATCCTGATTTTAAAAAAAAATGGGAAAAAGGATATAAGTTTGTGTATACTACTGGTGTAAACAATAGTGGTACAACTTACTATGATATATTTATTAAACCTTTACAAGGTAAACTTGAAAATTTCAGAAAGGACAGATGTAAAAAAAGTTTAAAAACATTAGAAAAAGGTTTTAAGAATGGATATAATAAAAAAAAACAAGAATTCGAAGAACAAGTTAATGTTAGAAAAGAACTAGGTATATGTACAAAATGTTTTGGTTACGATATTATGAATACAAAATTTGTATTTTGTGATTGTTTATTGAAAAGAACTGATTATGATAAATTTGAGTGCTCTAATCCTTTGGAAAGTCATACTGTTATCAGTGGAAAATTGCTTAAATCTGTACATGGTAGATTCAAACAAGGTTTTGAAGGAGAAGAAGACCCTAGTGATATTCAAAGTGTATATGATAGATATTATATAACTACACAAAACATAAAAATATCTGGAGTAGCTTTTGTACCTATAGGGACGATAGTATATACATCTGGTAATAATACAATTATGATCGTAGGTAAGCCTAAAGTTAAAGATGGAATTATGGATTTAAGTATAATTAATGAATTTAAAAATAAACTTAGGAAGGGGGACTTGAGTAACATACAAGAAATAACTTTATCAAGAGAATATAAAATGATACACGAAAAACAAAGAAGAAAATTTTTAGAACCTTTAGAATTTTAAAAAAAAATATTTTGTAATGTTATATGGAAAGTAGAGTAGAAAGCGTTAGAGAAGGTGTTGATAGTTTTATTTCCGAAAATAATTTATTACCTATATTTCTGGGGGTTACAGTGGGTGCAGCTGTTCAAGAATTTATAGTATCATTTAATGATAATATTCTTATGCAATTATTAACTCCTTATTTAGGTAAATCTTATGAAAATGTTATATTAACAATAGGACAATTTAAATTAAAAACAGGTAAGTTTTTAAAAGAATCAATAGAATTAATTCTCACATTAATTTTAATGTACGTTTTAGTAGAAGTTTTTGTTAAGAAATACATAATTAAACCTAAACCTAAAAAAGTAGAAGAATAAATAATTAAAATAATTTTTAATACTTTTAGTAAAAGCTTTAAAATTTATTTTATTTTATTTACAATTAATTTCCAAAACCAGGGTCGTCTTCTAATGCTCTAAAGTCTAAATCTTGTTGTGCTGCCTGTCTTACTATCCTAGGTGGAGGATTATTTTGAATAAAGAAATAAGTTAATAAATGGTCCATTAGTATTCTCCTTCTTTCTTCTATTATTCTTGGATCAGTTCCAAGATACTCTGCTATACGACGTTCTAAACCCCTAGGAAGACCCTTATATATAGCTACAACATGAGCTCCGAATTTTCTTCTTCTTTTAACTTTCTTTTTCTTTTTACCAGCTTTACGTTTACACTGTTTCTTCAAAACCTTTTCTGACTTATAAACTCTCTTTTTACCCCTGTTGACAGTCAAACGAACTTTCATTTTTTTGCACAACCTTCTTAATGATTTTCCAGGTTTACTCATTATTAGTATACCAAGAAAATTATTTCTTTTTTTTCATAGCTGTTTTACATTGCTTTTTCAAAACTTTTTCTGACTTGTACACTCTCTTTTTTCCTCTTTTGACAGTTAAACGCACCTTATGTTTTTTACAAAGCCTTTTCAAAGCTGCTGAAGGTTTTTTGGAAACTTTCTTTTTCCTTTTAACCTTTTTACGTTTTCTTTTAACCTTTTTACGTTTTCTTTTAACCTTTTTCTTTCTTCTTCCATATCCTCCTAACAATCCTTGCATGAAAGAACGTTTAGGAGCTGGAGGAGGAGTACTGTCTCCCATAACATTATCAAAAATAGAATCAGTGCTCATACCTGAACCTTTCAACATTGAAAATTGATTCGATGCATTTTGTACAGTCATATCAGATAGTGTTGACAAAGCAGCAATTACAACAAGTTCCTTAGGGTTAAATCTTCCTGTTTCTTTAAGTTGTCTTAAATCATTAATTTTTTCCATAATATCAGGATTTTCTTGTAAAATTTTACTAATACTATTAGGATTGATGATATTAAAGATACCAGAAAGAGGATTAGGAGTACTTCTTTTCCTTCTTCTACGCTTAGTAGTTTTTCTTCTTTTTACAGGTTTTCTACGTTTTACAGTTTTTTTCCTTTTTACAGTTTTTCTACGCTTAGTAGTTTTTTTCCTTTTTACAGTTTTTCTACGCTTAGTAGTTTTTCTACGTTTAGTAGTTTTTCTTCTTCTTTTGATTTCTTTTTTAAATTTCTTACTAGTTTTAGAAGGTTTTCTTATTCCATAAGCTCCTTTGATAGCTTTAGGACAGTAAAGACTTCCGAAACGCCTTCTACGCTTTCTTTTACCGAATGCTGTTTTTGGTGCTCCTTCATCTACAACTACATTATCTGATGTACTCTCTCCAGCAGCATCATTTTGAACACTTTTTTCGACTTGAGTTTCAAGTTCTTTAATACGTTCTAATTCTGTTTGAATTTTGGTTTTTGTATCACCATCTTCTTCTTCGTTATAAGCTTTTTCGATATTGTCAATAGCCTCATCCACCTGTTCTTTAGCTTCTTTTAATTTTTCACTACTGTACTCGTTCAAAGTGGTACTAGAAGCTTGTATTTTTGATGCCATGTCATTATTAGTTGTAATTAACATTTTAGCATTTTTTAAATTTGTTACTAATTTATTAATTAGTAATACTTTTTGAGCAGCTCCTTCTTGTTTTAACTTTTCTCTGATATCTTGTAACTCTTTTTGTATCTCTGCTTCTTTCTCCTTTGCTTTTTGTAATTCTGCTGTAGTTATTTTTAATTCTTTTCTACTTTGCGCTCCTCCCATTTACTAATAACCGAGAAAAAAAAACGATTCCTTTAATTTTTAATTTTTAAATAATACTATTTAACTGTTAAAAATTAATATTGAACTAATAAACTTAGTTGGAGTATGCAAGACCACCCATACCACTCATGATTCTAAGAACATTGTAGTTGGTTGCGTATACTTGGTATTCATCAGCAGCACCATTACCAGCATCGTTCAATTGCAAGGTTGCGTTGTCGATTCTGGAGAAATTGCATGTACCACTTGGTTGATGATCTTCTGGGCGAAGACCGAAACTGTATACACCAATTCTGTCACCATGAGGAACATTGGTATGATGTTGCATTGGTTGAACACGAGTGAAATAGTTCATTGGTCTTTTTGCGAAACGATCATGACCGTTCAATTGCAATAAAGCACTACCTCCTTGAGTACCAATATCTTTGAAATCAGTTGCGAAACCTGCTCCTGCAGCTCTAGTAGTTTCTCTCAATACCCATACAAGTTCTTTACATGGATGATTGAAATCTAATCTCAAGGATTGACTTGCACCAGCACCTGCAGTTCTTGCTACTGCACCAGTGTATTGTACTTGGTCAATCAAATATTCATGAGATTGTTGTGCGAAACGTCTTCTTTCTTCAGTATCCAAATAGATGTAATCAACAAACATTTTAATACTAATATCAGTTGGATTGTTAGCAGCAGTATGAGATAATTCTGATGCTGCTGCGAATTGAAAGTTAAATTTAACTTCATGATATTGTAAAGCAATCAATGGAAGTGCCAATCCTGGGTTTCTGTTAAACCAGAAAACAAGAGGACAGTAAAGAGTAACAGTTTTGTTATGTGTAACTTTATTACCACTAACTTTACCGTAACCAGATTTGCAAGGAGCATCATCAGCATCATTAGGTCCGTAATGAGCATTACTCAATTCGTTCCAGATTTGGATCCATGCTGCGTAGTGTTTGTCAATTTTTTGACCACCGATTTCTACTTCAACACTTTCAACTAAGTTATGAACACCATTAGTGGTTAATTCACCAATAGTAGCATTGTTTGCTGTTGTAAGTTTAACTTCAAGAACGCAATTGGAAACCAAATCACCATTTCTTGAGATTGTTGCGGTTGCTCTTGAACCTGCTGCTGCATTACCCATAAAGGTTTGCTCTACAGATTCAATTGCGAAGTTAGTACACCGTCTGTATACTACCTTCCAGAAGGTAATTTGAGGATTACCTGTTAAGTAAATGTCTTGTGCGCCGTAAGCTACTAATTGCATTAAACCACCACCCATGTTTGATACTATTAAGAAATATAATAATTTTGAAAAAAAACCTGAATTAATTAATTTAAAAAAATAAAATTAATTATTAGTATGAAGATACTTTCATGGAATGTTGCTTTAACTACATGTTTATTGAGACTTTTTAGTGGAATTTATAAATCAAGAAAGTTATCTTCACAAAAAATTTTTGAATTAATTAAAAAAATTAAACCAGATATAGTATGTTTTCAAGAAGTTCAGTCCTATGCCTATAATTTTTTATATTCCATCTTAGAAAAAGACTATCCTTATTCTTGTTACAACCCTGAATTAGGACTTTTGACCATTAGTAAAATGTATTTACAACCCGAAGAATCTGTTTTGTTTCCTAAAAATACTTTTACAACTTGTTGTGGAATCAGAACAGGAATCATTCACACATTCATTCCTAAAATAAATAAATACATAGTAAACGTTCACCTTCCCTTAAGAACAGTTGAAAACGATTCAATATTGAACCAATTAAAAGATTGTATAGATTCATTAAATGGAGAAATTATACTAACAGGAGATTTTAATGTTGACTATCCAGATTTATTCAATTTACTAAACACTTTAAACATAAGAAAATCACCTATTCGTAAAATAACTTTTACTCATTTGGTAAATTATCAATTAGATTACATGTTTTACATTACAAAAAATGAACGTATTCCTTTAGAATATCAAGTTATTCAAAATTTTGAATCTGATCACTATCCAATTATTTATTCCTTTTCGTAAAAAATTCTTTTATATTTTTAAATATATTCTAAAATACTTTTAAAATTATAAAATTAATCCATTAGACTTAGTTGGAGTATGCAAGACCACCCATACCACTCATGATTCTAAGGACATTGTAGTTAGTTGCGTATACTTGGAATTCACTACCATCAGCATGTTCAGCATCATTAAGAGTCAATTGTAAAGTAGCATTGTCAATTCTTGAGAAATTGCATGTACCACTTGGTTGATGATCTTCTGGACGAAGACCGAAACTGTATACACCGATTCTGTCACCATAAGGAACATTAGTATGATGTTGTAATGGTTGTACACGAGTGAAATAGTTCATTGGTCTCTTAGCGAAACGGTCATGACCATTCAATTGTAACAAAGCACTACCTCCTTGTTTACCCATATCAGCTTCGAAATTACACAAACCTTCAGCCGCAGTTAGGTTTCTTTCGACCCATACAAGTTCTTTACATGGATGATTAAAGTCTAATCTCAATGATTGACTAGCACCTGCTCCTGAAGTTCTACTAACTGCACCAGTGTATTGAACTTGATCAATCAAGTATTCATGAGATTGTTGTGCGAAACGTCTTCTTTCTTCGGTGTCCAAGTAAATGTAGTCAACAAACATTTTAATACTGTTAATTTTTGCTTCAGTGCTACCAAGAACACCTGCAACGTGACCACTACTATCTCCATTAACTGTACCAATAGTTGCTCCAGTGTTAGCCATAATTTTAGCCAAAGCACTGAATTGAAAGTTAAATTTAACTTCATGGTATTGAAGAGCAATCAAAGGAAGTGCCAAACCTGGGTTTCTGTTAAACCAGAAAGCCAAAGGAACATAGAAAGTTTCTGTAGAGGTAACTTTAGCTGCGTTATTAGCTACAGCTATAGCTGCTGGAATAGCTGCATGACCTAGTGTTTTACCACACCCAGATACAACTGTTGTACTATCGTCAGTTTTAGGACCATAATGAGGACAACATAATTCGTTCCAGATTTCCATCCATGCACCGTAATGTTTGTCAATTTTTTGACCACCAATTTCTACTTCTACACTTTCTACTAAATTGTACATACCTCCTTGATG